CGTCGTGACCCGCGGGACCACCTACCAGAACCGCGCGAACCTGGCCCGGGAGTTCTTAGAGGCGATCGTGTCGCGGTACGAGGGCACGCGCATCGGGCGCCAGGAGCTGCTCGGCGAGGACCTCGACGACAACCCCGCGGCCCTGTGGCAGCGCGCCGAGATCGACGCCAACCGCCGGCACGTCCTGCCCGAGCTGGTGCGCGTCGTCGTCGCTGTCGACCCTGCGGTGACCGCCGGTGAGGAAGCTGACGAGACGGGCATCATCGTGGTGGGCCTCGGCGCTGACGGACACGGCTACGTCCTGGACGACCGTTCGATGCGCGGCAGCCCGGACGCATGGGGCCGCGAGGTGGTGGCCTGCTACAATCGCCACAAGGCGAATGCGATCGTGGTCGAGGTGAACCAGGGCGGCGACCTCGTCCGCCACCTGCTGGGTACACTGCAAGGAAGGCTCCCGATCCGCGAGGTGCGGGCGTCCCGCGGCAAGGTGGCCCGTGCCGAACCCGTGGCGGCGCTCTACGAGCAGGGAAAGGTTCATCACGTCGGGGCGTGGTCCGGTCTCGAGGACCAGCTGTGCGGGTGGACCCCGGGTCACGAGAGCCCGGACAGGATGGACGCGCTGGTGTGGGGCATCACCGAGCTGATGCTCGAGCGAACGGCCGAGCCGGGTATACGAAGGCTGTGACATGCCGCCGAAGGGAGCGATGATGGGATTCCGTGACTGGATGCGCCGGGCGCTGGGCGTCGAGGTGAAGGCCAGCGCGACCACGCAGGCGCTCGTGCGAAACCTGCCGGACGCGGTCTGGACGCCCCGGGACTATCAGGCGCTCTCCCGCGAGGGCTACGCGACGAACCCGTGGGTTTACGCTTGCGTCACCGAGATCGCCCGTGGCATCGCCGGCATCCCCTGGAGACTCTACCAGGGCCGCGGCGAGACCGCCCGTGAGCTGGACAGCCACCCGCTCCTCGACCTGCTGCGCCGCCCGAACCCCGAGCAGGGTTACGGCGCGTGGGCGGAGCAGCTCGTGAGCTTCCTCCTCATCGCCGGCAACAGCTACGTCGAGGCCGTCGGTCCCGACCGGGGCGCACCACGAGAGCTTTACATCCTGCGGCCCGACCGGATGCGGGTGCTTCCCGACGCTCAGAACCGGGTGCGCGGCTATCGCTACGAGGTGTCGACGGCGCGGATTGACCTCGACACCGAGCACTGCCTTCACATCCGGCTGTTCTCGCCGCTGGATGACTGGTACGGGATGAGCCCGCTCGAGGCAGCCGCCCGCGCGATTGACCAGGACAACGAGCTGGCGCGGTACGAGGTCCGGCTGCTCCAGAACCAGGCGATGCCCGGGATGGTCCTACGCTCGCAAGACGCCCTCGACGATCGGCAGTACGACCGGCTCAAGTCGCAGATCCAGCAGCTCTATCAGGGGACGGACAACGTGGGGCGCCCGATGATCCTCGACGGTGGCCTGGAGGCGCAACCACTGAGCTTCTCGCCGCAGGACATGTCGATGGACAAGTCGATGCTGTGGTCGGCTCAGCGGATCTGCGCGGCGTTCGGCGTGCCGGGCGAGCTGGTCGGATTGATGAGCGCCACCTACCAGAACCGCCGCGAGGCCCGGAAGGCACTCTACACCGAGACGATCCTGCCCCTGCTCGACCGCATTGCCGACGACCTGAACAACTGGCTCGCCCCTCAGTTCGGCCCGGCGCTCACGCTGGCCTACGACCGGGATTCCATCGAGGCGCTCCAGGAGGACCGCGAGGCGCTGTTCAATCAGATCAAGGCCGCGTCGTGGCTGACTGTGAACGAGCAGCGCGTGATGGCCGGCTACGAGGAGCGCCCGGAGGGTGACGTGATCCTCGAGCCCGGGACCCTCGTCCCGCTCGACGCGCTGACGGCTCCGGCCCCGGCTCCTGTGGCACCCGCTCCCGTCACCGGCCAGGCATCCGCACCCGTGCCCGAGGTCAAGGCAGCACCCGACCCGCTCGAGCAGCTTAACGAGGCGATGGACAAGCGCCGGGAATACTGGGTCGGGATCTACGAGCCGCGCATCCGGAAGGCTCTCCGGGCCGGCCTGGGCGAGATCGCCGACCAGGTGGAGGGCGGCAACGTAAACCCTAGCTTCGGCTCGCAGGGCGCCCTCACGCCCGTCCTGACGAGCCTGTACGATCGTGTCGGGCGTGACAGCGCGAGCCTCGTGGGCAAGGCCCTCGCGCATCGTCGCAAGGCGCTCGGCATCCGCGAGACGAAGGGCGTGTTCGCGAACGTGCGCTCGCTGTGGGATTCATGGGTCAAGACCGTCGTGGCCTCGCAGGTGAGTCTCATCAACCAGACGACGCAGGACGAGATCCAGAGCATCGTGCTGGACGGCATCGAGCGGGCGCTGGACTACAAGGCCATCGCTGAGCAGATCCGCGGTCTCTACGAGGTCACGGACGCCGGGGTGCTTCCTGGCGATTACCAGACGAATTACCAGTACCGGCCGATGCTCATCGCTCGCACCGAGGTCGGCATGGCGGCCAGCAAGGGCGCGAACCTCGAGGCCGTCTCGCTGAACCAGGACATCCAGCCGCTGGGCATCGAGCTGCGGAAGCGGTGGGTCTCGGTGATCGACAGCCGCACCCGCGAGGACCACGCCAAGATGAACGGCAAGGTGGTCGCGATGGACGAGCCTTACGACGTTGGCGGCGTGAGCATGATGCATCCGAAGGACCCGGCAGGTGGCCCGGCGAACGTCTGCCAGTGCCGATGCGATGAGGTCTATGTCGAAGTCCCGATCGGAGGGGAATGATGGTCGAGATCGTTCAGCACGGTAACCGCCGCATCGCCATGAACGCTGCGCAGCTCAAGAGCGAGCGGTACGGTCCGCTTGCCTCGGTGCTGCACCAGGACCGCGCGAGCGTCATCCTCAAGGGCGACGACGTCCTCGAGGTTCACACCTGGATCAACGAGCATGAGTGAGCCCGTGCACCCCGCGAGCCCGGACCCGAGTGAGGCGATCCGCCGGGCGATCATCCACCCGATCGTGTCGCACGTCCAGGGCGAGCGTCACGCGGTGGCTGCGGCTGAGATGCTCGAGCAGGATCTGCGCGACCGCTTCCCCGGGGTCAAGACCCGCCGGAGCATGTTCTGGGATGGAGATGGCGGTGGGGAAATCGAGGTCTTCTCGGACGCAGTCCACGCGGGCGTCGCGCCAGTATGCATCTTCCGGTGGCCCGATCCCGCCGATAGTGAGGCCGACGTTCGATGACCTCATGCAGGACGAGCGCGGGAAGCGGTACGATTACCGGCCGTCGCTGGACAAGTGGGACCGGGAGGTCTGGCACGAAAGTCAACCCGCGGCCCGTGCGGGAGCGGAGGATGAGTGTCGCGAGAACCCCGGCAGCACGTACGTCCTCGAGACCGAGGGCTATCTCGTCGCAAGAAGCGATTGGACGTGGACCTTCCATCGGGTCAAGGAGATGCACCCGTACAGCGCGGACCATTGAAGGAGGCGCCCGATGCCGATCGAGAAGTATCTGACGCCCCCGCAGGGGGTGAGGGAGGCGCTGCGCCGGGGCCTGGAGCTGCACGAGGCCGGGGCAAGCGGAGAAGGTCTCCAGCCCGAGACGGTGGCGTGGGCTCGCCGGATGGCCTCGGGGGAACCAGCGAGCCGTGACAAGATCATCAAGATGCGAGCATGGCACGCTCGGCACGCGGTCGACAAGCGGCCCGGGTGGGACAGCCCGCCGACCCCTGGGTACGTTGCCTTCCTCCTCTGGGGCGGAGAGCCGGGGCGGGTATGGAGTAACAAGGTGGCTGCAATGATCGACCGAGAGGAGGCCGGCAAGGCCATGAAGACCATCGACCGTAAGTCCGTCCGCATCTCGGATGGCGACCTGGCCGACGAGGCTGGAGTGTTCACCGGGTACGCTTCGATCTTCAACAACGTCGACCAGCACGGAGACGTGGTGATGCCCGGAGCGTTCCGCAAGAGCCTGAGCGAGCGCGGAAACGTCGTTCCCCTGCTCTGGCAGCACGACACCACTGAACCCGTCGGCGTGCTCGAGCTGGTCGAGGACAGCAAGGGCCTCCGGGTCGTGCGTGGCGAGATCAACCTCGAGACAGCCCGCGGCCGTGAAGCTTACGCGCTGCTCCGCCAGGGCGCCATCAAGGGCCTGAGCATCGGTTACCAGGTCGTGCAGGACGGCTGGCAGGGCAAGGTCCGCCAGCTCAAGGAACTCAAGCTCCTGGAGGTCTCTCTCGTGACTTTCCCCGCGAACGAACTCGCCAGCGTGACCGCCATCAAGAACGATTACGGGTCTGAGCATCAAGCCCGGATGGCGCAGGTCCTCACGCTGATCGAGGTGGGTATGAATCAACTGGTCATGGCGAAGGCCATGATGGAAGCACTCCTCATGGAGGGGCCGGAGGAATCCACCCCGCCCGAAGGAGCCGCACCGGAAGAGCCCGGGATGCCCGAGGAGGACATGCCGGAAATGGACGCACTCGCCGCTCTCTTGCGTGCGGCACTGAAAGGATAACGAACATGTCCGAGATTCAGAATCTCTGGGCGGAGTTCAAGGGAGTTAACGACCGTGCTCTCGCGGAAGCGAAGAAGCTCGGCGAGGCTGCCGCTGAGACTCGCGCCCACGTCGATCGCATCAACGAGCGCATCGACGCCCTCGAGACCAAGACCAACCGCCCCGCTCTCCTCGGCAACGCTTCGGCTGGCGTCGATGAGGCGAAGGCCGCTTACAACAAGTTCCTGCGCACCGGCGCCGTCGAGCAGAAGGCCCTGATCCTGGCTGACGATACCCTCGGTGGCTACCTGGCCCCCGAAGAGTTCGTCCGCGAGATCATCAAGGGCATCACGGTCGCAAGCCCGGTCCGTTCGGTCGCTCGCGTCCGTCAGACCGCTGCCAAGGCCATCCAGCTCCCGAAGCGCTCCGGCGTGTTCTCGGCTGCCTGGGTCGCTGAGCAGGGCACCCGCTCCGAGACCACCGGCCTGACCTTCGGGCTGGAGGAAATCCCCACGCACGAGATGTACGCCCTGGTGGACGTCTCTCGCCAGATGCTCGAGGATGCCGCTTTCAACGTGGAAGCCGAGCTGAACGCCGAGTTCGCCGAGCGGTTCGCCGTGGCTGAAGGTTCCGCCTTCATCTCGGGTGATGCGGTCGGCAAGCCCGAAGGGCTGTTGACGAATGCTTCGATCCTCGAGACCAACTCGGGCGTCTCGACGGCTGTCGGCGCGGATGGGCTCATCGAGCTGTTCTACGCCATCAAGGACGCCTACGCTCGCAACGCGGTGTGGATGATGCGCCGCGCGACGATCGCCAGCGTCCGTAAGCTCAAGGACGTGACCTCGGGTCAGTACCTGTGGCAGCCCGGCCTGTCGGGCAGCGAGCCCGGCCTGCTCCTCGGCCGCCCCGTGGTCGAAGCTCCCGACATGCCCGCGGAAGGCGCCGGCGCGTTCCCCGTCCTGCTCGGCGACTTCGGCGCCGGCTACACGATCGTCGATCGCGTCGCCATCGAAGTCCAGCGCGATCCGTTCACGCAGGCCGCCAGCGGCAACATCCGCTTCATCGCGAGGAAGCGCGTCGGTGGCCAGGTCGTGCTGCCCGAGGCGATCCGCAAGCTCAAGTGTTCGACGTAAGGGAGGGATGACATGAAAGACCTCAAGAACAACATCGCTCTCAGCCAGAGCCTGGCTCCTGCCGCCCGCAACGCTTCGGCGAACGGCACCGGTGTGGATCTCCAGGGATCGGAGAGCGCCGTCGTGATGTTCAGTCTCGGCGCCCTGACTGACGGGACTCACACCCCGAAGGTTCAGGAATCCGATGCGAGCGGCTCGGGTTACACCGACGTTTCGGCTGCCGATCTGATCGGCTCGCTCAGCGCGATGACGGCGAACTCGATCCAGCAGGTCGGATACATCGGGAACAAGCGCTACATCCGCGCGGTCCTGACGGTTGCCGGCGCTACCACGGGCGCGCTGTCCAGCGCGGTCGTGATCGAGAGCAACGCTCGCCACAAGGGCGGCGTCGCGGTCTAACGTCAAGGGAGGGGGGCTCCGCGAGGGGCTCCCCTATCCCCACCCCGGGAGGGATCATGGGCCTGCAACTCTACACCGCGCCGGCGACAGAGCCGGTCACGCTCACCGAGGCGAAGGCGTTCCTCCTTC